TTTCAGGTATGAGAGGTCTTTCCATGACAAACGGTATGGGTCAAGTAAGGGTCCGTTGGGCCATGGTGGTGCCGTAGTCTTACGAGATTCTCTGCCGGTGTCCAGTTCGTCGTAGTAAGCCTTGTAAATAAAGTGGGTGTACTTGGATTTTTTTTCTGGTTCCTTGACGTCGGAAATGTCAGTGACGTCGGACCCGTCGTACGCGTCAGGGTCCTCCTCGTAAGTCACTTTGGACAAACAGTGGGCGTAGAGATCACCTGGCCCGAGACGCTGCCCGATGACAGCCAGCAAGCCACCTGGGTCGACGCGTGCCTCAGCGACGGTATCCCACCGTTCCAAAAGTTTGTCGCGGGCAACGGACTCTTTGGCGTTCTCTGGGGTTGCCACGTCGTCGAACAAACAGAGGTCGGCACGATGACCGATGAACTCTGAGTCAATACCGTACGACGACACCGTAGGTTCCTTGTTATCCAAACCAGATAAGTCTTCTTGTTCGACGATGAACTCCTCGGCACGCCACAACGCACCGCTCGATGACGGTTTGAAACGCCCATAGTCGATAGACAAGCAGCCTTCGGCGTTGATAGCCAACCCTTTCTCGACAAGAATCGGGTCAGGATGCAAAGGAAATGGTCGTTCCAACGTTTCACGAATACGACGGCTGTACATCTTCGCCAACGTTTGCGTAGCCGAACCGATAAGCACACGAATCTTGCGATTCCTTACAATCATCCAACATGCGAAGTCGTGAAACAGTGTCGACTTGCCTGCTCCTGGGGGGCAGTTGATGAGAATGAACTCTTTCTCGGGTGATTCCAGCATCTTGACAATTTTGTATGCGGCATCTACCTGCCACGGGCTAGGAACACGCCCCAAGTAGCGTCTGCGGAAGTAATCAAAATCATCCCAACCGCGTTGCGCCTCGGGGCTGAGACGCTCATAGGGGATGACGGGAGGCAAATCTGCGACATCCATCGCATGTTTCCACTGCTCCGCCTGCACACCGCCCTGCTTCTTGCGAACTTGACCAACCTCCACCTCCGCTAACTGGATTTCGGCGGTCGCTTTACGTCGTTTTGCTTCCCATCCTGACGCGGTGTTGGGGTGGATGCCAGCAATTTTGGCGGCATCCTGGATGGACATGCCTGCTGCCCTGGATTGCCAGTAGCGGGCTACGTCTTGTGGCGGGATTTGCCGTCTCCCCGAACGACCAGCAGGCATCTAACGTATTCGCCTGTTTCTCAACTCTTGTTTCTTGGCTTTAGTCAAAACAATATCGGAAACTTTTGTTTTGGTTTTCGATACAACGGCAGCAACGCGAGAAACCTGAGGTTTGGCTGGAGCGCCAAATCTGCGAAGTTGCCGTTGAAGTTCCGCATCTATCTCGCGAAAGCCCTTACCAGAAGCAGGTATTTCTTTCAACACCTGACCAGAACCCTTAGAAACAACTTGACCAGTGTTCAACAGTTTGTCTGGCGTAACAACATCAGATTTCTTTATCGACGTTACATACAGCGACCCAACCTGAGAACCTTGATTTTTGGATGTGTACTTGCCAGCCTGTCGAGTAATTTGATTTTGCATACCTTTTTTGCTGGGGTCCCAACCAAACATAACGCTTGACTCAGGCAACTGATTGCTACCCACACGAGGTTCGATTTTTGTTAGCCGTGAAACAGGGGAGCCGTGGACAACAACCTTTTGACCAGTCACCTTGTTCACCACGCGAGCAGGAACACCAGACTCAACAACCCTGCCTGCAACCTTCGTTGCAACCTTGCCAACCCCATAACCCGCGGCAGCACCAGTCACATAACTCACCGCAGCCTCTTTAGCGGCCTGAGTTCCAGCACCAGGAACCCCATACATCACATCACGTTGAACCTGCGCCGAAGTACCCATACCCAACGCACCCAACTGCACAGGCACCTCACCCAAACCCTTCACAAGATTCGTATTCCCAGACTGTGCAGCAGAACGCGCAGAAGCCTGCCATGCAGCACCAGCACCAGAAGACGGCATCGAACCACGATTACCACCAAGCCACGCGCCAACCGTATCCACAATGTCATTTATCGGATTCTTCGGTTTACGAGCCATCAGTGCAAAAACAGTACCACAACATCATGTTGGAACAGTGGACACTCCTCTGCTACACTCACAGCGTCACGTCGAGAGACGCACAAAAACTTAGCGAATACGGACCCTACACGGTTACATTCCTCCTCGTCACAACTATCGACGAGGGCAGCATGGTTAGACCGCATGGACAGATGGCCTGAAAAGGGGACCGATGGTGGTCGCCTTCTTTCGGTATAAAGAACAGACGGGTTCAGGCGTAAAAGAGAACTTGGGGGGGCTAAAAACCTGTAGCCTCTCGCCACCAGCCCCCTCAATGCTCATAGCCCCTCGCCACTACAAGGGGTGTGCTTACGCACAACACATGAACCAGTAGCCCATAGCCCATAGCACAGAAGCAAACACCCGAAACCTTCACAAACACACAAACCCCTCCCCCCACCCCGCCTCCCTCCCTGTGCAGAAAAAACGTCCCAAGACACACGCCGCGAGACCCAACCACAAAAATGAACACACAGACAGACCCTTATACATATACATACGTCGGGGTGGCTCGGCAGACCCCCAGTGACACCCCCACCCCTTGCGAACACTTGTTCGCCCCACCAAACACTTGTTCGCATCTCACTCTCCGTGACCGAACGACCACACACCCCCCACCCCATAGGACAACAAGTCCCAACAAAGGACTACTAGTACTAAGTGGCGAGGTCCGCCTATGTTACTGGTCGGTAACTTGTGGGGGTGTGTTGCGGTCTCGTTACTTTCGCTAGTGTGTCAAAAGTCACAGTGGAAAAACTTGACAAGTGGCGACGGGTTCGCTACGGTGTAGTCATCGGGTTCGGTGGTACGAACCCACGAGGGAAAGGTACAGAGAATGACTAGGAAAGACTACGAACTAATCGCAAAGGCGATGAAAAAAGAACTGAGGGACGGCGCCAACCCTCACGATTGGATGAGCATCGTCAACGGGCTAGCAAGTGCCCTGAGAGGGGATAACGAAAGGTTCGACCGTCACACTTTCCGCAACGCTTGCGGTTGGGCAGAGTGCACGGGAATGGAATCAGAAAGGGCGTAGCAATACGGGACGGGCGACCCGTAGGGGTCACGAGGTTCGCTACCTCGCCCGTCCACAAGGTTACAAGTCTCGTAGTGAGACTTGACCGAATAAGAGAAAGGCAAGACATGAGAACAGAACCCGAAGAGACCCCATGCGCCGAATGCGGCGCAATGGTGCACTGGCTAGAACGATTCCCGAAGAACCGTTGCCTACCATGCCACGCCCAAGCCGTAGAGGGACAGACCCCCGAAGAGATGCGAGAGGACATCATTAGAGCCTTCGGGGGGTGAAGAATCGACCCTAGCAAGTTCTGACTTGACTCGCCAGCGATAGGCGACTAGGGTACAAGGTAGCAAGCCTCGTGGTGAGGCTTGACCGAATAACAACAGAGAAAGGCGAATAGCAATGGATACAAGCAAACTCAAATGGATAGGAGACAGTAGCCATGCGTGGCTCGTCGTCCCAATGAAACTAGCGAAACAGGTAGAGGGAATCTCAGCGTTCTCGTACCGCTCGCCGTCGGGCAGTGTCGCCTACTTAGAATGCGACTGTGACGCTACCCTATTCATAAAGCATTACGACATCGACGGGGCACCGATAGCGACGGGCAAACTTTACAACGGAGAAGCACCGATTAGGCGGTATCCGTCTTACCAATAAGGATGCGACCCTAGTCAAGTAAAGACTTGCGTGAGGCTCACGACCTCGCTAGGGTACAAGGTAACGCCAAGCGTGGTGCTTGGTGACCGAATAACAACAGAGAAAGGGGCAGAGATGCCACGACCAATAAGTAAAAAAACACAACAAGCGATAGACAGAGAACTAGCACGGCGACGACTACGGGAAATGCTAGAAGGGGTAGAAAATCCCGTAATCCATACCGTGCTACGGCACGTGTCACAATCTGGTATGAGTAGAGACATCTCTCTAAAACTCGTGGACAAAGACGGCGACCTCGTGGACATCACCTACACGGCAAGCGAGGCTATGGGCGAGAAGGTCAAAGACCGTAACGGGTGGCGGGTAATCCGTGTACACGGTTGCGGAATGGACATGGGATTCCACCTCGTCTATAACCTCTCTTATGAGTTGTACAAGCACGACACCGAGCGGGCGGGGTATGTTATCCGCCACGAATGGGCGTAGCCATGACGCAAGAACTGTGGGATTACCTCGCTACTGACTGGCTCGACGGGTTGGCGGTAGACATACTCAACAAGGACGCACAGAACGTGTTCCGACGCTTGCGTGAGATGTCCGACGAACTCATCCGAGAAAGCGAGGTCTACAAGTGACCCCGAACGAACTACACGCCCAACTCTTGGGCATGGTCGAGTACCAGAAAGAGGAAGCCGAACCCTACCTAGTCGGTGACCCTGACCCTATCGGCGAATGGTGGCAACTGTCCGCCGAGTTCTTAGAGTTCGCTATCGGTAAGCGTGAACTCTTGTGGGAGTTTCTGAACAGGGGCAAAGCATGAGGACTCTCGTCTGGCTTGCCGTAGTGGAAGTAGCCGTAGCCGTCCCTCTGTGGGTCGTGTTGCGAGCGTGTCGTGGGCAGGGTCGCCCTCTGTGGCGGTTCGTCACAAGGAGAGAACTATGAGACCGCCCGTGGTGGGTTACGCATTGTCGCACACTTGGGTTGTGATGCTCACGGTCGCAGTGGTGTCGGGTTCTGTCGGGTTGGTGTTCGTGGTGGGCGTGTGTGTCTACCCGTTCTTTCATCTCGGCGTAAAGTTCTGGCACGCTTGGCGTGGCAGGTAATAAACAACAACAAACAACAGAGAAAGGAAACAGGTAATGAGTATTTACATAGACATCAACGGTTCGTGGGGGTCAGCCGACGAACTTGCAATAATCAACGACTCCACGTGGGAAGTTGCCGAGTACGACGAACTCGGACAATGGACAGACAGTATGCGCTGCAAGTTCGCAGAGGAACCGCACGGTTTGACGCCGACTGAATGGATTAAACAGTACGACAGCAAAGGGGGCAAGTAATGAAACCGATACCAGCAAACGCAACGGGGGCGTGGTGCACCATCAAGTACCACGACGAGACCGACACGCTCTCACCCGTGTTCTTCTCCTTCGGAGAATACGACTCACACGAGAACGAGTTGTATGACTCGTTCGGGCATCTTGACGAACTCGTATTCTTCTACACAACTCCCGACGAGTTGCCTCGCCTACTAACCGAAGGTGGGCATGACTTCCATGTCATCTCGGTAGACGAATACGAGGTGCGGAACGACGACGAGGCAGACCGCTTTGTAGAGGAGTTCTACAAGACGGAGAACCGAGAGCCAACCGAGGACGAGGTTGCCAAGTTCCGAGAGAACGCAGGCAAATAGCATGACACGCACGGCAACAGTAGAACAGTGGGAAACCATGTTCCGACCAGTGACCAACACGCTTACCAGCGAAGCGTCATGGCAAGACGAAAACCTAGACGGAATCCTCTTCTCCACATCAGGCAAGGAGCACGAGTTCGTATGCGACCACAACCTGACACGCAAAGTGTGGACATGGGTAGACGGGAGCGATGGAACTTACATCGTGAACGGGTATTCGTTCGTGAACCGTATCGGCTACTTCGTGAGCGAAGTGCCATACGATGACGGCGACGACTGGGAAATCAAAGTAGAAGACTACGGAGACATAGCATCATGACCTATCCAGAACTACCGTTCCTGCCGTATGACGGCACAGGCGGACACGCAGGTAGCGAAGCAAGCCGACTCCGAGCAGAGGCGGAAGCCGAAGACGGCACACTCGCCGACAGGCAAGCCCTCATCTTGGACTACCTAGATAGGACGGGTGCTGGCGGTGCGACGTGGGCAACCACAGGACAGGCACTCAGCCTTCACCACGGACAGGTCTCTGGCGCACTGTCCAACCTTCACCAAGCGGGGGCGGTGTTCATGCTGAGGAAGCGAAGCAACCGAAGCCACCCGTACATACACGCCAAGTACCGTGCCTTCTACACCGACGCAGAGGTACACGACTCCCCGAAGACAACGAAGACAGGGCAGAGGCGAGTCCGCTTAGAGGAACTGGTGGCAGTGTGCCGTGAAGGTTTGACCGAAGACAGGTTCGACCGCTACCGCATCACCGAAATCCTGAACGCTCTCGATGCGTTGGCGTAGGTTGGGTCGCAAGATACTTCGCCGACCTGCCCCCGTAGAAAAGCAGAAGGTATGGAAGGCTGAGCGTAGCGACGGTAAATGTTGGGCTGGCGAATACAGGTGGCAGGGTCGCACCTTCACTAATCATCCGCCGAATGTTTACTATTGGGGCACGGAACAGGCGTGTCGTGCTGCGATTGAGGCGTGGGGATTTGCGAATGTCCACCCGAAACAGGTAGAGTTTGATAGTTCTGTGAAGCGACCTCAGAAAAGGCGATACAACCACTATCGCCGTCGCTAAACAGCGGAGTGTCCCTGCCCCTTGTTTACCTTTCTCCGAGGGGTGGGGAACTCTGCTGGTCATCCCAACCAAGGTTGCTTGCTCGCCATACGGCAGCAGAGTTGTTTGCCTCACACCCTTTCTTCTGGTCGACTGTCTCATAGAGGCGTACGACATGGATACAGGGGTCGTTGCCTTCGGTCATTTCTTCGTCTTCGGTTGCGGTGAACGGGAGACCGTCATGCGTGTAGCACATGGGTGGTGAGCACCAGCCTGATTCGTAGCCGATGCGTGCCCAAGTGTCGAAGTCCATTTGATTGCTCATGTAGTACGCGAGTCCTTTCTCGGTTATTTGATACATTTCTTCGCCGTTGTCGCTGATGCCAACAACTTCGAGTATTCCTTCTTGCTCTAACGAAATGAGTGCTTGTTGTAGGAGGTGAAGGTTTACGGGGTCTGGGTATTCATCTTCGTACATGACCCGACACTACTTGTTTCATTTGGATGTGTCGAGATGTATGAACCTGCGGGTTTGAGCACACAGGTTCGGTAGATGGGGTGACGTGTAGGGTGATTTCTTTTTTACATTCGGGGCATCGGTAGGTGCGTTTCATGGTTTGCGTTTCCGTTTGCTTGTTTTCTTTTGCCAACGGTCTTCACTTGCCGTGAGTCGACCCATACGGTATGCGTGACATGGACATTCGCACGTGTCATGGACATGCTGGGGCAGTGGAGTCAATGCTCTCTCCACTGTCCCGCAGTGGTCACACGCCAACGCTGTTCTTCACTTCGATGTCGAACCAGTCAGACCAGATTTCGCCTGGATGTTTGCCGAGCATTACCGCATAGCGGTCGGCATCCCACTGGTTGATGGTGGAGTTTGGACTCCGCCAAACGTGGATAGTGCTTCGTCCAACGCCGAACAACACCGCAACTTCTGATGCGGGCAAGTTTGCGAACTCGTCCACCAAGCGGTGCGTCGGGTAGCGATACTTCCCCTTGTTCATCGACTTAGAACGGTTCTTCGTCCAATGTGTTTGGACGAGTTGGCGGTGCGACGTTGCTCACTGACCAGAGTTGTGCGTCATCGAACTTCGCTATGCGAGCGACAAGCCACACGGTTTTGGTTTCGCCTTTCTTGCTGGTCACTTCGACCTGCTGACCTGATTGTCCATCGTGGCGAATCTTCACACCCCACGATTCATCTTTCAATTTGTACCATGTCGCTGACATTATTCATCTCCTCTTTGTTGTATTAGGTTGTTTATTTTCTGTCCGTATTCTGCCACCAGTTGTTCTAGTTGTGCAACTTTACGGAGCAGTTCTCGTTTGTCCTCACGCAATGCGTCGAGGTCGCGTTGCAGGTCGCTTATCCATGCGCTGTAGAAGATGGATTCGTTGTCGCTCATTTGAATCTCCTTCGTTTTAGTTGTTGTCTTTGGTTCGGGTTGAGTCCGCCCCAGATGCCGAACGCGATGTTGTTGTTGATGGCGAAGTCGCAGCATCGTCGTTTGACGGGACAGGTTTTGCAAATCTGAATGGCAGCCTTGCTGTGTTGGTTGTATCCGATAGTTGGGAAAAATACATCTCGCTCCACGCCTTTGCAGGCTGCAGCCTTTTTCCATTCCTGTTCTTCGTCATTGAGTTTCCATTCGCTGAGTAGTTGCATGTAGGTGTACTTAGAGTTTCCACGGTTGCCAGCCGTTGCCGTTGGTTTGTTGGGCGTAGTCATGGATGGCTTTCGCGGAGAGGAGGTTGAGGTATGGGTCGAACAGTTGTTCGCATCCAACAGTAGGCAGTGCGCCGATAGTTTGCAAGTATCCCCCTGGATACCAGCGTGTGCCGAGGCACCATGAGCGGTCGTTGATTTGGGTGAGACCGACATCGGCTGAGCCGTCACGGTTGAGGGTGGTGTTGTGTGCCTCGGGCTGGCATCGGCTCTCACGCCACATCACGTAGTCGAGGGTGGGGAGAAGGTCGTCTGTCCAGCCTGCCTCCCGTGCCAATGCCCACCATTGCGGGCAGAGGGCGTCGGCTGGGGGCTGTGGGATGGTGGTCGTAGGAGCCACGGAGAGGGGTCTAGGAGGCGTCAGGACGAGCGCAACC